CCCATGAATACACTCTTGCCTCACCTATTTCTAATCCACTTACAGCAGTGTTGTTACCTCTTCTTTGATTAAATAATTTAACAACATTAGAAAATGCACCACCTATACTAATTAAGGGTGATCCTGTGACATTATTAACTCTAATAAGACTTCCCATTTCAAATGGAACTAACGCTGTGTCAACTGTTTCAGTATCTCTTGGTTTTTCAACATCTAATACAGTTGTACCAGATACATTTACATCAAAACCTTTTACATATGCTTTACCTGGTGATAGTTTAACACTTATTAAATCATCATCGGGTACGTTTCCTTCATCGGTCAATCTATTTTCTGTAAATAAACCATCTGAATCAATTTCATCATTAAGTGTCTCTTGAATATCAACACGGAATGGTTCTACAGAATAATCTCCTGACTCATCAAAAGTTCTCTTTGCAAAATATTTTTTAATTTCACTATATGTTGATGCATCTTGTAATTTTTTTATTTCACCAGCGTCCACTCTCATTAATTCTACAAAGTTTGTATCTTCATAGTCATTTAATGCTTTTTTAGAAAGTTTTACAGATATTTTAAAACGATCTGCTCCTGGTGCTGCGAAGTTTGTAAATCCCTTTGCATTATCATATAATGATGCATCATCATTTGAGTTTATTATTTCTTCTGATATATCAAATCCAACTCTGTAAGAGGGTTCGATAGAATATGGTTCTAATATTATAAGTGAAGATTGCACATCTACAAAACTACCACGCATGAAGTAAACACCAGCGTTTACACCAAAAGCACAACCTGTAGCAGTTGCATCTTCAGATGTGAGTGTAAGAACTGTTTCACCTATCGTTAATGTAGTATTACCGTAAGTTAATGGTTCTTCTAATATTAAGACCTCGCCATCTGGAAAAGCAGTGCTCTCACCACTAGTTCCAGATTGTTGATATTTGATAAAAATTGTAATATTATCTACACCTTCCGCTGGAGGTAATATAAAATTCTTTATCGTTGCAACTATACCTGATGTTTGTCCTCTTACTCTTGTTCCTTTACCACCATTTGCAGAAATTATATTGCTTAAATAAATTGATACATCAATGCCAAGATGTGTTTCATTTATTTTTGCAGAAAAATATGTTGGATCATACTCAATACCACCAGGTATGACCATTGATCCTTCTTTAAATATATGCTTACCAAAAGATTCAACCTGATTCTGTAAAAGAGACTGTAAACCAGTTAACTCTCTTGCCTGAACTGGATAACCAGGTTTGAATAGTATTTTGTAAAAATTATCGTCCTTATTATAATCATCATAATACGGTGATATATTTAAGTTAGTCTTTTGTGGCATTTTAGAATTCTAGTATGATTTTAATGTCTTCCTTTTGACGAGAGTTTCTAACAATCAATGGTCTGTTATCCAAGTAAACTATTTCTCCTGACCCTTTATTTATCTCAGAATTAGACAGTCCTGAAATAAAGTTTACTCCCAAGTTAATTAATTTATTGCCAGTAGGGTTTGTTGTTATACCAGAAAACTCACGAGAAATGGCACCTGCAAAGAATGAAGTTTTACCTTCAATATTATTTGCACCAACCACTGATTCAAATTGATATATTCGACCAGCAGTTGAAATACCAGCATAATCAGTATGATCATAGGCGGTTCTATTAAAGTTTAGAGAACGATCTCTAAAATATTTTAAAACTTTAGTTTCAGAGTCATATGATGCAATATAAGCAGTTGAAACCTTTCCTGTATTTGGAGCAATGGTTAATACTTGTTTAATCTCTTCACCAACCTGTGGTACACCAGTGACTGTATCAAACTTAACTGCTTGTAATGATGAATAAGTATTATCAGTATATGTTACTGATGTTCCTACTTTAGTAGGATTCTTTACAACTCCTACTTGAGAAAACTTAGTATCAATAGGAAAATCTTTTGTTGAATCATCAAATCTAGCATAAACAATGACTCTATCAGTTCCAAGTTCAGTATATACATCTGAACCGTGACCTAAACCAGGTGGAATTATTGGAATAAGTTTTGCCCTATCAGATGCAGCACTTACACCACTACTTAATGTTCCTAAATCAACTATACCATAACTATATCCTGCTCCTCCAGCACTCACAGTAACGTCCGTAATAGTGCCATTTACAACATCAACTCTTGCTTTTGCTCCTACACCATCCCCAATAATATCTACTTCCTGACTTAATCCATTTGCATATCCACTACCTGCTTTTTCAATATAAACATGTTTAATTTGATTTAAGTTTACAGATGAGTCACCATTTTCACGAACTGATCTTATTTGTGAGTCTTGACTTGACCCCCAACTATTTGGGACAGTAATAAATTCAGTTGAGTCAAATTTAATAATATCACTAGGTGAAACAGTGAAAAGATACTTCCAAAGATATCCGTCACCGCTATTTCCTGCTTTTGATGGTTCCAAGTCAGTGAAGGTTGGTTCATCTTGGGAGACATTGCCAAGCGGGTTAGCTCCTGTTGATCCATTATCAATACAAACGTAAACTTTAAAGTCGGAATTAAGTACGTAGTAGTTCGCATCATATAATCTGTTTGCTTGTGTTAAAGGACTTGGATTTTCTACACTATAATCATCTCTATAAATTTCATATCTACTTCCTGCTACCCAATCAACTCTTCTTATAATTCTTCTTATATTTGAGGATGCTATTTTTTTACCAAACATCATCGTATCACCAGTGTGTTTACGATAGGAAAAACTGTCAGTCGGTGCAGGTGTAGATGAATTCCAATCAGAGGATCTACCATATCCAACTAAAGATCCTGTTCCAGCTGGATTAGGTAATCCGATGAAAACATAGTAAGAATTATTTGTATTTTCTACTGATTCAACAAAGTTGTTAGCATTCAAAATTCTAAATTGATCAGTAATAATCGCTGACATTGTATCTAAACTTTTCTTTTCCTTTTATTTATAGAGGTAATGTAATCAAATTCCAAATACTCTAATTGCACCTGATGATCTAAGTCCTCTTAAAGATGCAATAGAGTAATTCTTTCTTTGTATGGTTGGGAAGGTTTCTAAACCAGCATTAACAGTTAATCCTGTCACACCGATTGAAATAGGATTACTATTACGAGATGCATTATATAGTCTACCCCAACTAATTCGACCTAAGTGTGTAGCGATACCAGGATTACTATTGTTAAAGTTACCTGTCAGACCAGCACCTACACCAGTGGTCTGTCCATTTTGAATGTTACAGGTTATTTCACCATTTTCACCAGTAGAAGTTACTGCATGAACTTTATAGATATTATCCAAGAAAGTTGATCCTATTGATACTATGGATGAATTATGAGTATCAACAGATGTAATACCAGTGCCTACTGTTGTGTCTTTGATAAACACTGGATAACCAACTAATAATGTATTTGCTGTTTTATCTGCTCTAAAGAAGAATTTGAGTGCTGATTGTCCACTGACGGTTGTTGTACTAATACCAGTGATGATACCAGTAAATCCTTCAACATTATCAATTGATGTAATTTTTTCAGTTTTGAATGGTGGTAAATCAATTATGACTTGTGGTGGTGTTAGATTTGAATATCCTAAACCAGGATTTGTAATTGATATATCAGTTACAGTTCCGTTAGTAATTGTTGCTGTTGCAGTTGCAGTTGTACCAATACCTACACCGATTACAGGAGGTGCACTAACTTTAACAGTTGCACTCGCATATCCACTTCCTGCGTTTGTTATATCAAATGATGTGATAGATCCAGAGGATGAAACAATTGCTGTTGCAGATGCACCTACGTTAATTTCACCAGATGTTACAAGAGCATCTACTGTGCTAAACGATAAATTATAATCACCATCAGTCTCATCTGGATTACTTGCACTTAAATGATCTCCTTTTTCATAAAAGAATACCTCTGCATCATCAACGAATATTCCATTTGTGTTGCCCTCACCAGATGTTGATGTAAAATCACCAATAATTTTAGAAGTAGGATAAACTTGTGGTTCAAGTATTTCCCTTGACTTATCAATTTTCTTACCACCTAATATAATATCAACTTTTTGTTTAGTCCATCTAAGTGGTTTATTATTATTCGCATCGATACCTGCACCAGTGTAAATATCAGTTTCAACAAGTTTTGCACCAAGTAATTCTTTGATAGTTCTTTCTGCCTGTTGTGAAGTTGTAAATCCTACAGGATGCTTGAATAATCTAACTTCATCACCAATCTTAACTGACTGCTGAATATCTGCAGTGTCTACATCAACTCCATCCTGTCCCTTGTAGAAGAATATATCAACTTGTGCTTCTGGTCTTGGTGCTTCTTCAAATTCAAATGTAGTACCACCCTCAAATGTGTAAGATGAACCAGGTTCTTGTAAAACTCCATTTATGAAAATAAGAAGAACAGCATTTAAGTCAATTAACTGCGATGATGCATTACTTAAATCTTTTTCAAAACTTAGTAATTGACCGTTAAAGAATAATGGGAATCTTGTTCTTGAACCATCTTGAAGATTTTGAATACTATCAATAAAGTCAATTTCACCAAACTGCCAAGAAGAGAATTTATCTTGGAAAATTTGAGTAACCTCTA